GGTAGTCTGGGATAATTGTCACGGGTTCGCGAGTTCCCTCGTTCTCGAACACTCGGTCCAGCCTAGAACGAATAGTGCGGAATGCACTACTCATTTTTCGGCCATTCTTTGTGTTCGGGAAAAAGGGCTCAACATAGATCGCAAGATCTTTATTGAGATTGATGAACACAGCCTTCCTACCGGTGTTGACCGCTAGCAAGAACTGCGCAACCGTACGGCTTTCTGCCGGGGACCTCCACCGATTAGGCTGAGGTCCACGATAGATTTCCATCGCTTTGCAAAAGGTCTTGTAATCGCGGGTAACCAACACTTGTGAGAATGAAGCGTAAATCATAATAACTCTTTTCTAACGAATAAAGATGGTACCAAAGTATAACTACTTTGGCATTGAGGCATGTGGACCTACTTTAAATTAATAAAGTGGGTCCAGATCCTTAACGACGCCCATTACGGCAGCGTTATCTAGCGCATTAGCCACGAACGCACGGAGATCCGCGCGTTCGGCAGCCGTCATCACATCCGGGATCACGAAGTATCCCGCGAAGCGACCGATGTAAGCAACAGTACTCACACCATTGACAGTGGACAGGATCGGAAGATCCAGTTTAATGTCAACGCGATTGGTCACCCTCTTGCTTGATGCAGGAGAGTAACCTACCGACAGGCGCGAAAACCCGGCCGACACGGCTGCCGAACGTTCAGTGAACGTCGACAGATCCGGTGCGACCCGTTCCGGTGCAAACGACTTGGCAACAGGAGTGCCGGCTCCATTATTAATGGAGAGGGGGCCAGTAATTTGGCTCATTTGAGATCACTTTCTAAGTTGAAGTAACAGTGCTACCCCGTTTACTACTGATTTTAAGGACTTGCTAGGTTCATAACTGAACTTAGGGAATGCTAAACTGGTTGTCACATCTCCACGATTACTCGTGGATATTTGATACAGCCCATGCATTCCATTGGACTCGCCTTTGAACTCTTTGACAATCTTGTAACCGCGCCTGACCCTGAGGTCGGACACACCCACAAGAGCATCTAAAGACTCTAAGAATTTACCGACTGGGATTAACCAATCGATAACAAACGAGTACGGAATCAATTCCCATAGCAGCAGTGCGGGATTTGTGATACCGAGTTGGGCCAGCTGTTTAAGGGCTGGATCGGAGATTTTATAACGAGCACGTGCTGAACCATGCCATTGATATGAACTGTCGTATTGAATCTTCATATTCGGATGCACAGAAGAATTCTGTACATACCTATTCTGAAAATTCTCATGGGCAGTCACACCGACGTACATGAAAAAGCCCGTCCGGATCTTGGTCGCTAACGCTTCCGCAGATCCGTAAAGGTCGCTCATCAAGGGCTTAATACCGTACTGGTACTGCAGCCAACGATTTGCAAGTGCTAACTCGTGTTTATCTCTAGGACGCCGGAGAAGTCTAACGAAATCTCCAAACGCCCTACCACCTCGGAGCGAACGGAAAGTCTTCACTACATCCGTTGCCAAGTCGACAAACATTTTCGATGTCTGTCGGTATTCGGCAAGAGTCTGCGCAAGGTTTACATTCTGCTTCTTGATCTTCGCCCGAATTCGTCCATCCATGCTGGAGGATGACGGATGCCCGTTAAGGCTCCCGTCATTACCCACCGACATGAAGTACGAACAAGGTCCAGTCCAGGAATAGCCGGATGCATTCCAAACGCCCTTATCAAAGCGGTATTTGAACACATTAACGGTGCGAGCGGTCCCGCCAGCAAACAAATCAGTAGGTTTTGTACGTCTTACAGTCACCGGACATTCCAAACTTCCGTTTGAAATTAAGGATGAACTTACAAGCTCGACAACACCACCTGAAAGCAGCTGACGGGATACAGGACCGTTTATTGTAGGTTCAACATAAGCTTTCGGCATAGCAAAAGGCGGATCGAAG